TAGGACAGATGGATCAAAAAAATGTATCCGCTAGACTACGCGAAGGTTGGGAATTTGTCAGAGCTGACGAATATCCTGATGTTGAATGGCCTGCAATTGATTCAGGTAGATATTCAGGTGTTATAGCTGTTGGGGGTTTAATGCTAGCAAGGATTCCGAAGGAAACCGTTGATGAGCGTAATAAATATTTTGCACAAGTAACGCAAGATAAAGATGATGCTGTTGCAAACGATCCTTTGAAGGACCAACATCCTAGTATGCCTATCTCAAATGAGAGAAGCTCTCGCGTAACATTTGGTGGCGGTAAGAAGAACTAGTTTTTTCTCCACATAAGTTACACAAAATTAACACACTCATGAGGAGTGTGTTTTAAAAGATTACTATGAGGATAAAATCATGGCTAATATTGACGCGGCCTTTGGGTGGAGACCTATTGGGAAAGTTGGTAGTGGTGTTAACAATGGTGGTACTACTTTGTACACTATTGAAGATAACGCTAACCTAACTGCGTATAAAGGCGATCATGTTATGGCATCTGGTGGTTACATCGTAGCTGGTACAGCTTCTGGTGCAACTAACGTTGGTGTTTTTAACGGTTGTTTTTATATCGACCCAACTAGTAAAAAACCTACATGGTCTAATTACTACAATCAGACAAATGTAACCGCTACTGGTTCCATTTCTGGTTCAACTAATATTGACGCGTATATCTATGATGATCCGTATTATCTTTTCGAAATCCAAACTGATGCTACAGTTGCTAAAACTAACATCGGTAAAAATGCTGATTCTATAATTGGAACTGGTAGCACCTTAAATGGTCAGTCTAAGCACGAAATGGACAGTGGTAGTACTACTACTATTGCAACCAGCTCAGGACTACAGATGAAAATTATTGGTATCACTAAGGATCCAGAAAACGATGATGCTTCAAGTGCTAACTCTAACTGGTACGTTATGTTTAACGAACATGTTAAGTTAGGAACTGGAATCACAGGAACGTAAGAGTTAGGAGAATAAGACATGGCTATTTCAAGAATGCAATTGGTCAAAGAATTGGAACCTGGCTTAAACGCCCTGTTCGGATTAGAGTATGACCGATACGAAAACCAGCACACAGAAATTTTCGATGCGGAAAGTTCTGACCGTGCTTTCGAGGAAGAAGTAATGTTAGGTGGGTTTGGTAATGCAGAAGTAAAACCGGAAGGATCTGGTGTTGTATATGAATCAGCGCAAGAAACTTTCACTGCTCGCTACACTCACGAAACAATTGCTTTAGCTTTCTCATTAACTGAAGAAGCTGTAGAGGATAACCTTTACGACAAAATCAGTACTCGATACACAAAAGCATTGGCACGTTCAATGGCTAACACTAAACAGATTAAAGCTGCTAACGTTCTTAACAGAGCGTTCAACAGTTCTTATCTTGGTGGTGATGATAAGGAGCTTTGTGCTACTGATCACACTACTCTTGGTGCAAACCAAAAGAACGAATTGTCAACTGCTGCTGACTTAAACGAAACTTCGCTTGAGCAAGCAATGATCGATATTGCTGGTATGAAGGACGAAAGAGGAATGAAAATTGCTCTTCGTGGAATGAAAATGATCATTCCTGTAAATCTTCAATTTACAGCTGAAAGGTTGATGAAATCTGCAGGTAGAGTAGGAACTGCTGATAATGACATCAATGCAATTAAATCAATGGGAATGGTTCCACAAGGTTATGTGGTTAACAATTTCTTAACTGATACTGATGCTTGGTTCATTAAAACAGATGCTCCTAATGGACTGAAAATGTTCACTAGAGCTCCTATTAGAACTGCGATGGAAGGCGACTTCGATACTGGAAACGTTAGATATAAAGCAAGAGAAAGATACAGCTTCGGCTGGTCTGACTGGCGCGGAATATTTGGCTCTCCAGGAGCTTAATCAATTTAAGTGGGGGAAATTATTTCCCCCACTTATACCTAGCATTAACTTGTTATGTAGACTGGCTAGGCAGACGGTATAAAGACTACATGACAAAAGGTTTATACAACCAAGGAGAAAATTATGGCTAATACTAGCTTTGTGGGTCCTATAAGATCCAAAGAGAACTATAAATTATATAGTACTACTGCTTCTACAGGTGTTGAGCATGACAGAACACAAGGTTTTGGTTTGCACGACGCAAGAAGATATTACCTATATGAATCATTTTCAAAAAAACCTGGCCTTAATGCTGTTGCAATTATTGATCCAGATGCAGATAATGCATCGGCTCTAGCAGCATACGTAATTGCTAACAAAGATTTTGAAACATTAGGTACTAACATGACAACCGCTTTGACTACTTTTCCAGGAACTCAAGCAGGAATCTTAATGACAACTGCTGGTGCGGACCAGGATCAAGCAATTCTTTTACCACACTTAGATACCAACCAATCAGCTTGGTCTAAAGTTCTATGGGGTACTGAGAATTCAGTAGAGTGGGAATGTTCAATTTCATTACCAGCACTTGATAACCAAAAAGTTTGGGCTGGCTTAAAGTTAACTAATGATCAATTAGTTGCAACTGATGCTAACCAAATCTTTTTTAAGTATCAAACAGATGCTACTAACAGTGAAGCTTTTAGTGATTATAGCTATTGGCACTTAGTACACAGTATTGGCGGAACTGACTATATCAGTCAAATTCCAGTTACTGTTGCAGCTGATACACCTTATCACTTGAAAATTGTTATTGATAGTGATAGAAAAGCTACATGTTTCATAAACGGTGTGCAGTACAATGTTACTGATACATCAGGTAGCACAGGTGGAACTGCAGTAACAGCAGTACAACCAGGTGTTGCAGCAGCTAAAACAGCGGCTTTAACTAATGATATAGATTTAATTCCATACATTGGTATCGAAGCAGGTGCGGCAGCAGCTGAAGCAATAAACGTACACTACCAAGCAATTAGTAGACACGTTTTTGAATAAAAAATAAATAAGTGGGGCTTCGGCCCCACGTTTCTTGATTAAGGAGGGAAACAATGGCGGACACAGTTACAGGACCAGAGGTCCTACAAGAAAACGATAAAAGAGCAGTCCTAAAAATAGTTGTAGAATCAGATGGAACAGGGAGTACAACAGTATTTTTTGATTCATCAGCACGTACCACTGCTGGTGTTGCACAACTTGGAGCATTGCAAAGAATTTGGTTTGCATGTGACTCTGGAGATGGTGGAGACTCACACGCTCGTTTAGATTTTGAAGATTCAGACGGAGATAGACCTTTACTTGGTTTAGTGGGAACAGGATACTGGGACTTTAGAGAATTCGGTGGATTACCACCTAGCACAGATGATAATACAAACGGTGACATTAATCTCGTAGTGCCTGGTCAAGCAGACGATGGTAATATGTACACAGTTGTTGCAGAATTTATTAAAACAAAAGGTTAGTAATGGCCTATTCGGGTACACAAACCTTTAACCTCTCACTAGAGGAAATAATTCAAGAAGCGCATGAGCGTTGTCAACTAGAAGTACGTGAAGGCTATGATTTAAAAACAGCCAAGCGTTCTTTAAACTTGATGTTTGCAGAATGGGCTAATCGTGGATTAAATCTATGGACCATAGAGTATGCAACGCAGACTCTAACAGCTGGTACAAATTATTATTCAATTGATCAAAAGGTAGTAGATATAGTAGATGCGGTAGTAACAACTACTGCTGGTGCTACATCTAATTTAGAAGGTGATAGTAATACTACAGATGTTAATATAAATAGAATTTCTAGAACTGAATATTTAAATTTATCTAAAAAGGAAACTAAATCAACAGGTGATGGAAGACCTGTACAATTTGCTTTAATCCCAGGACAAGTAACTACTGGAGGATCTTCTTCTAGTGGTAGACCTGAGAATGATATGACATTATTCTTATATCCAAGTCCTGATAAAGCTTACATATTTAAATATTTTTATATTGGGAGAATACAAGATGCAGGGGATTATACCAATAATGCTGATGTACCTTTCTATTTTCTTCCATGTTTGACTGCGGGTCTAGCTTATTATATAAGTTTAAAAAAAGCACCAATGTTAAGTGCAAACTTAAAAGCGGTGTATGATGAAGAATTTGAACGTGCTGCGGATAATGACCGAGAACGAACTTCGTTTAGAGTTGAACCAGCACAAGCATATATACCATAGGAGGAAATGAAAATGGGAGAATGTAAAAAATGTGGTCACGGATGTCATTGCAGCGACAGTGGTGCTTGTTGTGGTGGACAATGTGAATGTCGCGATTGTGACTGTAAAAAGGAGGAAAAATGAGTAATCCAAATTGGAACAAAGATTCTAACGCTGGAAGAAATTCTAAAGGTGGTGTAAAAGGAAATTGGAGTGATAGAGGAACTATCTCAATTCCTGAAGCAAGCCCTAAGGAAAAAGAAAAAGCTATTTCTATTGCTAAAGGTACTGTTACAGGTACTGCACAAGGAATGGGAGCAGCTACTAAAGGTGGAAAGTATCATTGGGCTGGATCAAAAGATTCTAAATGGTAGAATAGATGGCTTACGCTAAAGGAAAATACGCTAAATTTATTTCGGACCGTAGTGGTATGGAATATCCTTACACAGAAATGGTTAAGGAGTGGAATGGTTCACGTGTTCACAAAAGTGAATTTGAACCAAAAACACCACAAGATAATCCTAAAAGACATACGTCTGATGCAGAGCCATTACAATTTCCAAGACCAGCTAGAACAGAAAGTTCAGTTGCTACATTATTACCTCTTAATCCTTTTAGGTTTACAGCTAGTAGTACAACAGTATCAGTATTTGAGCCTGATCATGGAAGATCTAGTAGTGATACTGTAAGATTTAGAGATGTTAGAGGATCCATATTTGGAGCTTCTATAACTGAATTAGAAGATTCTAGTGGATATAGTATAACAAAAACAGATGATGATTTTTATACATTTACGGTATCAACAGCACCAGGAACAACAGGAAATGGTGGCGGAGGCTATGCTTCTGCTGGTCCATCAACATTGAGTAACTAATGACAACATACGCAGAATTAACACAACAGATTTTAGATTATACTGAAACTAGTACTGATGTATTAACATCTACTAGAACAGATGATTTTATTGAACATACGGAAAATAGAATACTAAGGGATGTTGATATTGATGCATTTAGATCATACCAGACTACAACAGTGACATCTAGCAATCCTTTTGTATCTTTACCTGGTGGATCTTCTCCAGATCCAACTTCACTTGCTACAATTAGAACAGTTCATATTTGGCCTGCTTCTGGCACAGCTAATAGAACATTTTTGGAGCAAAAAGATGTTTCTTACATGAATGAATATTGGCCTAATAGAACATCTACAAGTACACCAAAATACTGGGCATGGTGGGATCATAACACAATTTACCTTGCGCCAACGCCGGATTCAGCTTATAATATAGAAGTAGGAATTACTAGACTATCAACAAGACTTTCTAGTAGTAACACAACCACATGGTTGGGTAATAATGCTCCAACAGCATTATTATATGGATGTCTTGCAGAAGCCTTCAAATTCTTGAAGGGACCAGCTGAAATGCTGCAATTATACGAACAATCATATCAACGAGCTATTCAAGGATTGGCTATTGAACAGTCTGGAAAGCACCGTAGAGATGAGTACATGGAAGGGGAATTAAAAATTCCTTTACAAAAAGAACAACCATCCACAGGAGGATAAGATATGGCAATAACTCAAGCTGTCTGTACCAGTTTTAAACAAGAAATTCTTGTTGAAGGACATAATTTCACAGCAACAACTGGTGACACGTTTAAAATTGCATTGTATTCAAGTTCAGCAACTCTAAGTGCTTCAACAACTGCTTACTCAAGTTCAAATGAAGTTTCTGCTTCAGGAACTTATACAGCTGGTGGTGGGTCACTTACAAGTGTAACACCAACTACTTCTGGAACTACTGCTCTTTGTGATTTTGCCGATATATCATTTACATCAGCAACAATTACAGCGCGTGGAGCATTAATTTATAATAGCAGTAATTCTAACAAAGCAGTATGTGTGTTGGATTTTGGTGGCGATAAAACGTCAACAAGCGGAACGTTTACAATTCAATTCCCAACAGCAGACTCAAGTAATGCTATTTTAAGGTTAGCATAGGAGATAATTTATGGCTCTAGTTATAAATGATAGAGTAAAAGAAACCTCGACTACGACGGGAACAGGTACGCTTAATTTAAGTGGTGCAGTTTCAGGATTCGAAACATTTGTTGCGGGTGTCGCTGATGGCAATACAACATATTATGCTATTGTTAATCGTGATGAAGATGAATGGGAAGTAGGGTTAGGAACAGTTACTGATGCATCTACTGACACATTAGCAAGAACTACTGTTATTACAAGTTCAAATAGTGATTCAGCTGTTGATTTTAGTGCTGGCACAAAGGATGTATTTTGTACTTTACCAGCAAGCAAAGCTGTTTATGAAGATGGTAGTAATGATGTAACTGTAGGTAACGATCTTATTTTAGGATCAGACTCAGCAGTATTAAAATTTGGTGCTGACTCTGATACAACTTTAACACACACAGACGGCACAGGTTTAACATTAAATAGCACTAATAAACTTTTATTTAGAGATTCTGCTTTATATATTAATTCATCTACAGATGGTCAGTTAGACATTGTTGCTGACACAGAAATTCAAATAGCAGCTACTACAATAGATATTAATGGTGCAGTTGCACTTAATGGTGCTATTACTGGAGCTACTGATATTACGTTAACAGGTGAATTAGATGCCGCAACATTAGACATATCTGGTAATGCGGATATTGATGGAACACTTGAAGCTGACGCAATTACTGTTGATGGAACAACATTAGCAGAATATATTGCTGATACTACAGGCGCAATGGTTAGTAGTAATACTGAAACAGGTATTACAGTTACTTATCAAGATGGTGACAATACTATAGATTTTGCATTAGCGGCAGCACAAACAACTCTTACTTCTGTTCTTAATTCAAGTCTAGTAGTTGGATATGGTTCATCTGATGCTAATATTGATTTTAGCACAGACAATGCAATTATTTTTGATATAGACGGAACACAACAAATTAAACTTCAAGATGGAGCTCTTGTTCCAATAACAGATAACGATATAGATTTAGGAACAAATTCATTAGAATTTAAAGATGCATATTTTGATGGAACAGTAGAAGCTGACGCTATAACAGTTGGTGGAACAGCAGTTTTAACCGGTGGTGCTGAAACAGCAATCACTTCTGTATATAATACAAGTTTGGCAATAGGTTATGGGTCTTCACATGCTAACATAGATTTTGGAACAGATAATAATATAATTTTTGACATAGATGGAACTGGTCAAATTAAATTACAGGATGGCGCATTGCTTCCTGTATCAGATGATGATGTGGATATAGGAAGCTCATCTTTACAATTTAAAAACGCTTACTTTGATGGTACATTGGAAGCTGATGCAATAACAATTGGTGGGACAGCAGTCACTGCAGGAGGGGCCACAGCAGGCTTTGCCTTAGCAATGGCCGTTGCGTTATGATCCCAGCTATGATATAGGAGGATAAATGGCACAAGATTTTAGAAATGTAGTAGCTAGAGCACAGGGACAAACAGCAGCAGCAATACTGACTGGTGGTAACTATGATGCAGTTATTGGCATTCGTTGTACAAACATTCTCACTACAACAATTAAGGTGGATATTTATATGGTAAGAAGTAGTGCAAACTACTACATTGCCAAAAATACTCCCATTCCTCCGGGTGGGTCAATTGAACTGATCCAAGGTGGTTCAAAAATTGTTATGGTTAGTGGTGATGTATTATGGCACGATTGCGATACAAACTCTGCACTAGATATTTGGGTAAGCTATATTGATACTATAAGCGAATAGGAGGATTTATGAGCGAAGTAGCAGTAATTAATGGAATACAGTACATTGGGTGTTCTGCACCTAATGAATCTATTCTACATCATACGGCGACAATGGACGCTAATCAGACAATTGAGTCTGCTGTTTTAGCAGGCCCAGTGACATTTACGGCAACAGTAACAGTAACAGGTAACGTGGTAGTAGTATAAATGGCTAATATTGAATTAGATGGTGCAAATAAAAAGATAAAAGTAGATTCTGGTGATTTAACATTAGATGTGCCGGGTGATATTATATTAGATGCTGATGGTGCAGATTTAGTATTTGCAGATGGTGGAACTAATATTTTAAAAGTAACTAATAGTTCTTCAGATGTAGTATTTCAACCTCAAGTTGATGCTAAAGATATTATCTTTAAACAATATGATGGTACAACTGTAGCAACAGTAGAAGACAATGCAACATTTAATATTCCGGCTAGTAAACTAGCTATAGGTGGCACAGCAGTAACTTCAACTGCGGCTGAATTAAATTTATTAGATGGTGGTACTTCTGTAGGTAGTTCTATTACTTTAGCTGATGCAGATGGCATTGTTGTTAATGATGGTGGAACGATGAAAACTATTCCTGCATCAGATATTAAAACTTATAATCCCGGTGGTACTTCATGGCAATCAATTATAACAAGTAACACAACAATGGTTGCAGGTAGAGGATATTTTGTAAATACAACAAGTGGTGCTATTACTATGACATTACCTTCTAGTGCATCTTTAGGTGATGAAGTATCAATAATTGATTATGCGGCAACTGCCGATACTAATAATATTACAATAGGAAGAAACTCACATAAAATTCAAGGTGACGCAGCAGATTTAACAGTATCAACTGAAAGGGCAGCATTTACATTAGTATATGTTGATGCAACTCATGGATGGTTATTAACAAATAAATAAGATGGCAGTTTATAACGCAATAAAATATAATGTAGATTATGGAGGTAATGCAGGTTCATTAATACCTGTATCTACTTTTACATCTGATGGTTCGGATGCTACTGCAAGTTTTACAAGTGGTATAGATTCTACTTACAAAGAATATTTATTTATATTTACTAATATTCATCCAGAAGGTAATGATATAACTTTTCAATTTCAAGTAGATACTGGTACTAATACAAATTATAATCAAACAATAACATCTACTTCTTTTTATAGTTATCATAGAGAAGATGATGTTTATGGTATGGCTTATTCTACTGGAGGAGACCAAGCTCAAGGAACATCTTTTCAAAATATAGCAGACAGTGTAGGTAATGCAAATGATGAAGCTGTATCTGGTTGGTTAAGACTTTTTGACCCAAGTAATACAACTTTTGTTAAACATTTTATGTCATGTGCAATTGCAAATATGCATAGTGAAGGTGCTTATCAACCTTTTAGAGCAGGGTATATAAATACAACAACAGCAATTACAAGAGTACAATTTAAATTTTCTAGTGATGAAATTCAAGGTGGAAAAATACAAATGTTTGGAGTTGTATAATGGCAACATACTCAGCAATAGCTCATAATTTTACACCGCCTACTGCTACTACATCAGCACAAGTAGGAGCAGGTGCAATAACTTTACTTAAAACTGTTACTGCTGATGATAGTTCTGATGTTAATTTTAAAGATGGTTCTAATGACGTTGTTATGGATAGTACATACAGAATATACATGTTTGAATATATAGAAGCTCATCCTGTAACAGATAACGTAGAATTTAGATTTCAAGGTAATGCATCTGGAGCTAGTGGTTTTAATGAATCAATGCAGACTGCTATATATAGAGCACAAAATGATGAAGGAGGCACAGATACTAACCTTCTTTATAATCCTGCGGGAGACCAAACAAATGGAACAGGAAAACAAGAATTATGTGAAAATGGTGTAGGGAATGGTAATGATGAATCAATATCCGGTAATTTATGGATATTTAATCCATCCGATACAACATTTCAAACTAATTTTATGGCTGTAAATAATATGTATCAAAGAGATGATTATTCTAACAATAATTTTATTGCAGGATACTTTAATTTAACAGGAGCAATAGATGAAATTATATTTGATTTTTCTAGTGGAAACATTCAATCAGGAACTTTTAAAATGTACGGAATAGCATAATGGCAACATACAAAAGCATTAGATATAATACACCTATAAGTGGTGGAGGTGGTGAAGTTTTATTACAAACTCAAACAGCATCTAGTGATTCAACTGTTACTTTTAATAGTAATATAGATTCAACTTATAAAAAATATATATTTAGATTTTTTAATATTCATCCAAGTGCAAATAATGCAAGATTAGAAGTAAAAGCAAGTTCTAATACAGGTAGTAGTTATGGAGTAACTACAACATCTTCATATTTTCAAACAGAACACGCTGAAGATGGTTCGGGAAATATTAGAATTGTAAAAAATGACAGTTTTATGGTTGCTAATGCAACAGATAATGTAACATTATCAAATAATATAGATGATGATAATGATACATCTGCCTCTGGGTATTTTGAAATATTTAACCCAAGCACTACAACTTTTGCAAAACATTATCTTGCTTCGTTACAAGGAATATCAGATAATGGATCTGGTGTTGGAGTTAGTCGTTGCACATATGTAGGTGGATACTATAATACAACATCTGTTGTTGATGCTTTTCAATTTGTAATGTCTAGTGGAAATATAGATGCAGGAACAATTAAACTATACGGAGTAAACTAATGCCAAGATTTCATAATATAAATGGAGTAAAAGTACAATTTACAGCAGAGGAAGAAACTGCCCGTGACGCTGAAGAAAAAGCATGGGCCGATGGTCAATTAGATAGAGATTTATTAAATCTTCGTCAAAGAAGAAATGTATTATTAGCAGAAACAGATTATCTAGCATTGTCAGATAACACTTTAGCTGATAATATGAAAACTTATAGACAAGAGTTAAGAGATTTAACAAATGGTCTAGATACTGTTGATAAAGTAAAAAATGTAACATGGCCAACAAAACCAAGTTAAGGAGATAAATAAATGGCAGAGATTCGTATAAATGCAGCCGGAGAACTAAAGCTCTATGATTCAGATGATTCAAATTATGTGTCATTTAAATCAGCAGGAACTGTAAGTTCTGATATAACTTGGACTTTACCAAGTGCTGATGGATCTAGTGGTCAAGTATTAAGTACTAATGGTAGTGGTACATTATCATGGGCAACAGCTAGTAGTGCTGATCCGTCTTCTGCTGATGGAGATTCTTTAGGTACAGCTTCTGCTGAATGGTCAGATTTATACTTAGCAGATGGTGGTATAGTTTATTTTGGTAATGATCAAGATATTAGATTAACACATAATGCTGATAAAGGACTTATAATTAAACATTCAGCTACGGCTGACGATAAGCCAGTTTCACTTACATTACAAACAGGTGAAACAGACATGGCTGCAAATGATGTTATTGGTAAAATTGATTTTCAAGCACCAGACGAAGGAACTGGAACAGACGCAGTATTAGTTGCAGCAGGAATTGAGGCAATATCAGAAGGAGATTTTAGTTCTTCAGCAAATGCTACAAAATTAAGTTTTAAAACAGCAGCTTCAGAAGCAGCAGCAGAAAAAATGAGTTTAAGTTCAGCAGGACTTTTAACAGTTGCTAATGGAGTAACATTATCAGACGGTGATGTTACCCTTGCAAATGGTCATGGAATTAGTTTTGCGGCAACAGGTGATGGGTCATCAACAATGTCAAATGAATTACTTGATGATTATGAAGAAGGAACATGGACACCTACTTTTAGAAATTATGGTGGAACTGACCAAAATGCTTCTGGAGAATATACAAAAATAGGAGAGTTAGTTATAGCAGGAGGTAGAATAGGAACAGATGGAACATCTGATGGTTCTACTATTGAAATAACAGGATTACCCTATACTATATCGAATGATCCTGCTATAAATGGACATGGCGGAGCAAATGTAAATTTTACAACAGGAATGGCTGGTCATTTATGGCAATGTGTAAATAATACTACTTATATTCAAGCAAATGATCCTGACGGTGATGGGATGAATTATAATGATTTTGGTGCAAACAAAGAAGTTAGATTTACAATAATTTATAAAGTGGCATAAGGAGGTAAAAAATGGCAATAACTAAAAGTACAGAAGAATCAAAAATAGAAGTTGTTGGACAATATAAAGCTGTTCAAATAGCAACTGATACTGTAATAAAAGAAGATGGAACTGAAATTTCTCGTTCTAGACATAGAAGAGTATTACACCCATCATCAGCAGATAAAAATACTGATACAGGTGAAATTACAGTTACACAAACTGATATTTCTGGAGAGTCTTCAGAAGTTCAAGGTATTTGTAACTTAGTATGGACAGATTCAGTTAAGTCAGCTTGGGAAACCAAAATAAAAGCAGCTTTTTCATAGGAGTAATAAATGGCAAGTGAAATAAAAGTAGATACAGTATCCGAGAAAACATCTGGCTCAGGTGTCACGATCGATGGTTTATTAATCAAAGATGGTGGTATCAGCGGTGATGTTTCTTTAATTGGTACTACTCCAACATTTACAATTGGAGACGCAGGAGCAGAAGATGCTGCTTTAGTTTTTGACGGTAATGCCCAGGACTTTTATATTGGATTAGATGATTCAGCTGATGATTTAGTTATAGGTTTAGGAAGTGCAGTAGGAACAACTCCTGCAATTTCCATTAATGAAGATAGAGATGTAACTATATCTGATGGTGCAATTGATTTTGATATTGCTTCACATGATACATCTAATGGATTAAAATTAGGTGGAACTTTAGTTACTTCAACAGCAGCAGAACTTAATATTCTTGATGGAGTTGGCGCAACAGCAGCAGAATTAAATTATTCTGATCTAGCAACATTAGGAACAACAGCAGCATCAAAAGTATTTACAGCAGATGCTAACAATTTAACAAAAATAACAGGTGGTGTATATTTAGAAGAAGCAACATTATCGTTTGATGCTACACAAGATTGGGATGTTAGAGCATCACCAGTTGCAAAAGTAACATTAACAAATAATGTAACCTTTGATGCACCTTCAAATCCAACAACAGGACAATATATATCTATTGTTTGTATTCAAGATGGAACAGGAAGTAGAACTATAGCATGGAACGCAGTTTTTGAGTTTAAAGATGATACAGCTCCAACGGCTACTACGACAGCTAGTAAAGGTGATATGTTTACTTTTAGATACAATGGAAGCAAGTGGCTTGAAGTTGGAAGAAACCTTAACTTAACATTATCATAGGAGTAATATGTTTGCATTAGTAGAAAGTGGTTCAATCACACAAATGCCAAGAGGCAATAAAGGTATCCAAATTGGTGATGTAAAATATCCTGCGGCAATATATACTTTATGGAGTGAAGCAGAGAGAAACGCTATTGGTATCTATACAGTAGAAATAGATAACACAAATAAAAAAGATGAAGAATGGTATACTAATACTAATATTACTTATGCATTTTCCGGTGGTAAAGTAAAAGGTACTTATGGAACTGCTACAGCAAAATCTATTGCAGATAGGGATGCTGTAGATAAAGATGGTAATAAAATAAAAGATGGTGATGGTAATCAAATAATTATTGATGGATTAAAAACAATTAAGAAAAGAATGATAGACAATCAATGTGCAGAATTACTTGCACCTTCTGATTGGATGGTAGTAAAGGCGACTGAAACTGGAGGTACAATGGATTCTGGTTGGAAGACTTGGAGAGCAAGTGTGAGAACTAAATGTAACTCGATGCAAACACAAATAGATAATGCTAGTGATGTTGATGCGTTAGCCGCTTTGTTTACTTATACAGAACAAGAAGACGGAAGCACAACAAGACCATTAGGCGAATTTCCAAAAAAGGAGTAGTTAAATGGCTTTTGTAGAAGTTGCAGCTAATACTCTAGATGATGCTTATGAAATAGAAAATTCACTTAGATTTAATTCTAGTGATAGCCCAAAATTACAATTAACAACAGGTAGTAATGGTGATAGAGAAAAATTTACTTTTTCTTGTTGGTTTAAAGTTTGTCAAGATATGGGGGCAGACCAAACATTAATATCTTGGAATGATGGCACACATGAACCACATATAAAAATAGATACAACGAACGAGCAAATAAATTTTAGAATTTCAGATAGCAATAGTGATAATGTCATGACAAATATGATGTTTAGAGATTATTCAGCTTGGTACCATTTAGTTGTTGCTATGGACACAAGTCAATCAACAGCCGCAAATAGAGTAAAAATTTATGTTAATGGTACTCAACAAACTTCTTTAGCAACTACTGATTATGTAAACCAAAATACAACTACAACAATTATGTCAAATACTGAAATTACTATAGGAAGAGATGTAACAAATGATAATAAACCTTTTGATGGTTATATAGCTGAAGTTTTTGTTGTAGATGGTACGGCTTATGCTGCTACTGATTTTGGTAAAACAAATTCTAATGGAGTATGGGTTCCTATAGATGCTAAAGATGACATAACTTTTGGAACGCATGGGTTTTATATGGAATTTAAACAAACAGGAACAGGAACAAATTCAAGTGGTATAGGTGCTGACACAAGTGGTAATAATAATCATTATGCTGTTACTAATTTAGCCGCAATAGATGTTACAACAGATACACCAACAAATAATTTTGCTATTTTAAATAGAAACACAGCAAGAACTCATCCAGAATTACGAGAAGGAAATTTATCACAACATGAACATGGCTCTACTAATAGTTCAGGAGCAGCGGCTACAATAATGCCAATAAATGGAAAATGGTATTGTGAATTATTTTTAAATGGGCCAAGTGCCGGTGATTATCCTATGTTAGGAATTACTGATACAATTAATCTTAATAAACAAGGTGCTCAAGGTACTAAAATGGCGGCAGGTTTTGAAATAGATGGTGTAACAAATAATCAAAGTACAACTAATCTTGGAACAATAACTAATACAAATACAGGTTGGCCATCATTTTCAGATAATGATATTGTTATGTTTGCTTTAGATTGTGATAATAGAAAATTATGGATAGGCAGACAAGGAACTTGGATAAATAGTGGCGACCCCGCTGCTGGTTCTAATCAACAATTATCATGGACAGTTAGTGACAATGTTTGTCCATTTCTTTTAGGATATGATAATAGTCAAAGTGGTGGTGGCGGAGATGAATCAATTTGGAATTATGGTAATCCACCTTTTGCAATATCAAGTAGTAATGCGGATGCAAATGGATATGGAAGTTTTGAGTATGGAGTTCCATCTGGATTCTACGCTTTATGCACTAAAAACCTAGCGGAGTACGGATAATGGCTTATACAACAATAGACGACCCATCAGCACATTTTCAGGTTGATTTATATACTGGAACGGGTTCATCTTTATCAGCAACAAATGATGGTAATTCTAATTTACAACCAGATTTAGTTTGGGTAAAAGATAGAAGTACAACTAATGACCATAAAATAACGGATTCAAACCGTTTAGGTGGAGGTAGTGGCCCTACAAGAACATTAGAATCAAATACAGATGCGGCTGAATATGATGACCAAGGAGAAGGCTCTGATGCAACTACATCTTTTAATAGTGATGGATTTACCATTGGTACAAATGGGAATTATAATACAAATACCAATACTTATGTAGCTTGGCAATGGAAAGCTAATGGTGGAACTTTAACAACAAATGATGCTTCAGC